TCCTGGTACTCGGTGGCTGTGCGAATCCTGAGCTGCCGTATTCCTCCCACCCCTACCCCCCGCCTGGGCTGTATCCGATGGGGCCGATGCCGACGGGGCAGGGGCCGATGGGGACGTTGGTGCCCTCGCATCTTCAGGGGCAGTATTATGTGACGGGGCAGCCGTTCGGGACGGTGCATGGACACTGATGAAAGTCCGCTTGAACGAGTGGGTGGGGCCGCTGGAGCATCCGATTTGGTTTCGGACGGCGGCCAACACGTTAGGGATGAAGCATGAAACGCTCAAGCTCTGGACCGACCGCCTCGGCTTCCCCGCCCACTATCGCTATATCAGTCTTGCCGACAAGCCCTGGTGCCACCGCAAAATCCGCGTCATCTTCCCGTCCGAACTCCTCGTCGTCCGGGCGAGCAAGTTCCCGGAGTTTGGACAGGACGTTGAGATCCCCGACGGGCTATATGCCCGGGGGGGACTCGCCGAGGGAGCGACTGCTTATTGCGGCGGGCTACACGGAGGAGAGACTGGCGCAGCTCGCGGCACAGTCGATGGCGAAAGCCTCCCAGATGTTGGAGGCGACGGAGACGCAGTACTATGCGCATCAGGGGACGGTGACGGACGAACGGACGCAACCGGCGTTGCGGGTGCAGTTGGAAGCGGCACGGACGTTGACGGACGTGTTGGGCCTGAAGGCCCCGCCGTCGAAGCAAACCGTGACGGTCGTGCACACGCTCGAATTGCCCGACTGGATGCAGCCGGATACGATTGATATCACCCCGACCCCTGACGAGACGACGACCTAAATGGCCCGTCGTGGCGAGAACGTCGTCTTTCCCTTTCAGCCTCGTCCCTATCAACTCGCGTCCCTCAAAGCTCGTGCGAACGGGGTGCTCCGTGGCGTCTGCATCTGGCCCCGCCGGCACGGCAAGGATCTCCACGGTCTGCAACTGCTCATTCAAGGGGCGCTCACCCGCGTCGGCCTCTACAACTACTACTTCCCCACGTTCTCCCTCGCCAAGAAGATTGTGTGGAAGGGCATGGATAAACAGGGCACGCCGTTCCTCGACTACATCCCGAAAGAGCTGCTGAAACCAGGGACCGAAGGCAAGAACGAAACGGACTTGCGCTTGGAGTTCACGAACGGCTCGATGATTCAGTTGGTCGGCACCGACAACATCAATCAGAACCTCATCGGGATTAATCCGGTCGGGTGTTTGTTTACGGAGTATCCCGTCCAGAATCCGATGGCGTGGGATCTCACCCGCCCCATCCTCGCGGAGAACGGCGGGTGGGCGTGGTTCCTCTATACCCCGCGTGGCCGCAACCACGGCTATCGACTCTACCAAACCGCGAAGGAACATCCGAAGGATTGGTTCCTCTCGCACCTCGACATCACCACGACCACGCTCCAGGACGGGGTGACCCCTGTGATTACCCCCGACTTCGTGGCCCAGGAAATCGAGCAAGGGATGGACCCCGACTTGGCCCAACAGGAATACTACTGCTCCTTCGACGCCCCGATGCAAGGGAGCTTCTATGGACGGTTGTTGAGCGAATCGTTTCTCCAGGATCGCGTGGGCGCCTTTCCGCACGACCCCGCCTATCAGGTCATTAGCGGGTGGGACATCGGCCTCGACGATCAAACCGCCATCTGGTCCTGTCAATTGATCGGCGACGAGATCCGCTTGATCGACTACTACGAAGCCTCCGGCGAGGACTTCTTCCACTACTTTCGTTACCTCATGGCGAAGCCCTGGAAGCACAAAGAGGTGCTCCTCCCACACGATGCGGCGAAGACGGAATGGGGCACGGGCAAGAGCGCCGAGGAGATTGTGGTGAAAGCGTTTCGTGAGGTCAACGTCAGCGTCACCGTGACCCCACGCCTCGATGTCCAGGAAGGCATTGGGGTGGTGCGCCGCCTCTTCCCACGGCTCCGCTTCCATGATGCGACCACCGGGAAGATTCGCTATCGCGGCCACAGCGGCACCGACTGCCTGGCGAGCTATCATAAGAAGTATAACGAGGAGAAACAGGAGTACGAATCCAAACCCCATCATAATTGGGCTTGTATGGCAGGAGATACTATGGTGCTCTGCCAGTCAGGATGGCACCCGATCCACACGATACGTCAGCACGAGATGGTCGTCACCCCCAGCGGGCTGCGGCGCGTCCGGTGGTCTGGCGTGGTGCGCTCTACGAACAGTTGGCGCACCTGGCAGGGTATCCGCGCGACACCGGAGCACCGATGGTTTACGAAGCGCGGCCTCGTCATGACGGACGACCTTGTGAAGCCGGACGAGTGCTGGACCCGCGAATCCTGGGGCCTCATGTGCCTCGCGTGGTGTGCCTGGGCATCGCCTTCCGGCTTCAAGGCCGCTATTATATCGGCAACCCCCCCATCCGATTCGTCGGACATACGTCCATCACCCTTCATCGCTTGGTGTATACGTGTATGCATGGCGTCGTCCCGCCACGGCATGAAATCCATCATCGAGATGGCAACACGTATAATACCGATACCACGAATCTTGAGGCCGTCCCACAGTACCAGCACCGGAGTGCACATAAATCAACCAGTCGCTATCCCTGTCAGTGCGTCATCTGTGGGGCCACATTTGGTGGCTACCAACGCTGGTCTACGACCTGCTCCGTCTCCTGCCGACGCGCCCGCCATGCCGCAGTCGAACGCGCCCGCCGAGCCTGCCTACGATCTGGACATTGACGACGCGCATTGTTATTTCGTGCGTGGAGACGATGGCCACGCCTACCTCGTCAGCAACTCCCATTGCGCCGACGCCTTGAAGACCCTCTGCCTCGGTATTCGCGCCCACCTGCCAGAGAAAATCCCCAACTTCTACCAAACCCAATTCGATCCCATGATCTACGACAAAACGGGCGAATACGAAAGTGAATGGGGTCTTGACCCAGACGGAGCCGAGATTCTCAGATAAGAATGGGAACCCCTGCCGGACCCCAAGGGGCGACTGTCCGTGTCTGTCTATGCCTGTTGTGTCTGTCTCTGAGGGGAACTCACTCGCGCGACCGTCCTAGTCTACACCGCCAACATTAGAATGAGATTAGAACAACATTAGAATTCTCTAATGTTCAGTAGCGGACAAACTCCCCGACTTTGTTCGCTACTACGCATAAGGGGGTTATGGGTGGACTTGACAACCATTCCTTAAAGCGTGTATAGCGATGTTACCAAACAGTAACACTCTGCTCATTCTGTTACGAAAAGGTAACAACATGGCCAAGAAAAAGAAGCGAGGCTACTAATGGGCGGGGGCACAGGTGGGACGATTCTTCGTGGATTGACAGCGGTGGCCACGGCAGGCACCTCAGAGCTGAACCGAGACAAGCCGTTTCAGTCTGGTGGGAGCAATGATCCGAAGAAGACGCTTCTCACGCAGGCTGCCTTGGGCACCATTGGGGCTGCCGCAGTGAAGGCGACAACGCCCGCTCCCCCTCCCGTTGATACCTCGGCCATTGATGTCGCCAATAAAGCCAAGGAGGCCGCGAATGCGGTGCAGACCGCCGAGGCCGAAGGACGACGCGCCCGTTCAGCCAAACGACAGAGTTCGGTCCTGGGCAGTTATCAGCCAGGCCAGAGTGTGAATGCGGCCACGTTGCAACCGGCCCAACCTCGGAGGTCAGTCCTCGGCTAATGCCACTGCCACTCCTCACCCCCGATCACGTCACCAGCCGCTTCAAGCGGCACGAGCAGTTGCTCCAGCGGCGGGCAAGTTATGAGCAAAAGTGGCAGAACCTCGCGCACCTCATGCGCCCCTCACGGGCTTCGATCCGCTGGCACTATACCCCAGGCACCCCACGCACCCAACAACTCTTTGACGGCACCGCCCTTCAAGCCGCACACGACCTGGCCTCGGCCTTGTCCGGCTCCTTTACCTCGACGGAGTTTCAATTCTTTGGCTTGAAAATGCGCTACCAACCCTTGAACGAGGATTGGGAAACGCAGATGTGGCTCGAAGAAGTGGCGCAGCGCATGTTCCTGGCGCTCCAGCAATCGAACTTCGGGAGCGAGTCGAACCAGCTCTATCAGGATCTCGTCGTCTTTGGCACCGGCTGCATGTGGATGGAATCCAAGATTGCCGACACTGGCGGATTCGGCGGACTCCAATTCCGCACCATGCCTATTGGTAAGTATGTGCTGTCGGAAGAATTCGATGGCTCGATCAAAACGCTCTCACGGGAGTTCAGTTTGCCCGCCCACGCCGTCGCCACGCAATGGCCAGGACGCGCCAGTGAGAAGGTCAAGCATCTGCTGGAGCGGTCGCCTGATGAGATGGTCGCCATCCTCCATACGATGCAACCGCTCAGAGACAACACGAACGACCGGCAGCAATTTGAGTCGCGCTACTTTGAGAAGGATTCCAAACAGGAACTCGCAGGCGCTGCCTATCGCAACTTCCGCTACCTTGTCCCACGCTGGGATAAAGCGAGCGACGAGGAGTACGGATCAGGACAAGGCGATGTCGCCTATCCCGATACCGCCTCCCTCAATCGTGCCGTGGAGATGCGCTTTAAGCAATGGGCGAAGGCGATTGATCCCCCGATCCTCACGGTCGATGATGGCGTCATTGGCAAGCTCCGCATGACCGCTGGCACACGAACGGTGGTGCGCAACCTCGATGCGGTGCGAGAGTTTCAGACCAGTGCCAAGTTCGATGTGGCGAACTTTGCCGAGGAGCAACTGCGGCAGATGATTCGGAACGCCTTCTTCGCCGATCAGATTCAACTCCCGAACAAACCCTATATGACCGCGTTTGAAATTCAGAGTCTCTTGGAAATTATGCAACGTCGCCTCGGACCTCAGTTGGGACGGCTCAAGGAGGAGTATGCGAGGCCGTTGCTCACGTTTGTATTTGAAGAGATGTGGCAAGGCGGCGAGATTCCCCCGCCCCCCGCACTCGTGCAACAGGCGCAGGCCCAGGGCTTGGCGACGATTGATGTGGAATACGAATCCCCACTGACTCGCGTACAGCGCACCAGCACCGTCACCGCGATTGAACGCACGCTGCAAGTGGCGGGACCGCTCGCCGCCGCCGCGCCCGATGTGACGGATAATTTGGATACCGACGAAACCTTTCGCACGATGGCGGAGACGAACGGCGTGCCATCCAAACTCCTGCGGAGCCTGGACGCCCGCGAGAAGATTCGCGCCGCACGGCAGCAGGCTGAAGCGGAACGGGCGCAAGCGGAGATGGGCCAACTCCAGAGCGGCAATCTAAAGAACATGGCGCAGGCCGCGCAGGCCGCAGGGATGACGCAGCCGCAGGGAGGCGCACCGCCCGCATGAGTGAGTTGACGCGCACGGACTTTGATATGGCCCAAGCGTTCGCCGCGACGTTCTCGACGACCCAAGGGCAAGTGGTGTTGAAGGAATTGGACCGGATGTACTTTACGAAGAATCTCTTTGAGCCGAGCGACCCCTATGCGTCCCATGTGAACATCGGCTCGCATTTGGTGGTGGCGGCCATTTACCAACTGATTCAGTTGGCACACGATCCCAGGGCGGCAGTGTCGCCCGCATTAACCGAGGAGTAATCCCATGCCCGATCCGCAAGGACAATCGGCTCTCGCCACCCCCGAAGTCACCGTGACCACGACGGTCCCAGAGGTCGCTGCCATTCCTGACGCGCCATCGTGGTTCGATGGATTGCCAGAAGGACTCAAAGCGAACCCGACACTCCAGAACTTCAAGACGAAAGACATCTCGGCTATTGCCGAAAGTCTCGTGGAATCGCAGAAACTCATCGGCGGGTCTATCCGTCTCCCAGGCGAGAAGGATGCCCCTGCCGACCGGCAGGCGAAGCTCGACAAGATTTACGCCCAGCTAGGGCGTCCTACCACTCCAGAGGGCTACACCTTACAGGCACCCGCAGCCGATTCAGGAGTGCCGTGGGACGCCGCTCAGGCCGAGCAGTTTAAGGCGGTGGCGCACAAGCTCGGACTCACGCAGGCGCAAGTCGAAGGGCTCGCCGCCTACGATGTGCAACGCGCCTCGTCCTCACAAGTAGATTCGACGCAAGCCTACAACACCTGTATGGAGACGCTCCAGCAAGAATGGGGGCCAGCCTTGAAGCAGATGCTCGGATTGGCTCGACGCACGGCGTCAGCCCATTTCGATCCTGAGACCATTGCCGCATTGGATGCGGCGGGCGTCTCCAATAACCCGAAGTTCGTGAAGGCGCTCGCCAGCATTGGCAAGTCCCTCATGGAAGAAGGGTTGATTGTGGGAGGCCGTGAAGGGTTGAGTGAAGATGGGGGCATCAGTAGCCTGCAAGCCGAATACGAGAAGACGATGGCTGATGGGAAGGGAGCCTACTGGAACAAACAAGATCCGGGGCACGACAATGCCGTGGCTCGGATGCACAGTCTCCAGAAGGCGCTCCTCGATTTGAGTGCCGCTTCGACGCCGCGATAAGCCGAGAGGCCCGCGTGACTCCAGGGAAAGACCTGGCGGGAGGCCCACGACACGGGCAAGGTCGGACCCTCACTGAGGATAATCCGCCGCTGAGAGCAGTGGTGTGAGTTCAGTACCGAGTCTCTACTGCTCGGTGCGTTTCAGAGAGGAACCCGATTATGGCCGCTTACGATTCCGTTGAACAGGCGAGAGTTCTTCAGTTCAAAGCCAACGTCACGCATCTCTATCAACAGACTGGCGCGAAACTGCGCGGCACCTTCCGCGAGGAAACCCTTGCGGGGAAGGCGCATTTCTTCGAGCGGCTCGGCACCGAAGCCGCAGTCCTGAAGAGCGCACGCCATGCGGATACGGTTTTGCTCGACCCGGCGCATACCAGGCGCATGGTCGTGCCAGCCGACTACGTGTGGAACGCGCTCGTCGATCAGCAAGACAAGATTCGGTTGCTCATTGACCCCAACAGCGAATACGCCATCGCCGCCGCGAACGCCCTCAAGCGTGCGCAGGACGATGCATATATCGCCGCGTTCACGGCAGATGCGGCGACCGGCGAATCCGGTGGCACCGCCGTCACGTTTGCCGCAGACAGTGCCGCAGGCGATGTGGATGTCAGTGCCGCTGCGGTCACGACCGTCAACATCCTCGCCATTAAGAAGGCGCTGGATAACGGCGATGTGCCAGCAGAAGAGCGGTATGCGGCGGTCATGCCGTCCGTCATTACCCAGCTCTTGGCGAACACGACTGCGCCGATTGCCGCCTCGTCCGACTACAACACCATTAAGGCGTTGGTCATGGGCGAGTTGGATACGTGGTGCGGATTCAAGTGGATCACGACCACGCGCTGCCCCCTGGCGGCTGTGACCGATTACTTCACCTTCTTCTGGCAGAAGCAGTCCATGGGGGCCGCGATTGCCAAGGAGATCATGGCCCGACTCTCAGAGCGGGCGGACAAGGATTACGCCACCCAGTCCTATGCGTGCATGACCATTGGGGCCACGCGCATTCAAGGGCCTGGCGTCTATCGGCTGCGCATCGACAACGCCCTGTAATTCACCTGTGGTCGGCGGTGGTCCCGCCGTCCCCTAAGCGCGATAAAAGCGAAAAGCTACGCGCAGAAAGACGAGTTTCATCATGGCCAATAACAACTCCACGCAGATCACCAACATGACATCGTATCGTGATACGGCGAACGCCACAGGCGGACGACTCCGATACGCCTACTTTACCTGCACCGTGCCGACGACCGGCATTGCCGACACCATGACCCTGACCAAGCTCCCAAAGGGCGCGAGGGTGCTCGGAGGCCGACTCCAATTCACGGTGGCTCAGGGCGCGACCGCGACTACCGCCATCGGGATTTCCGGCACGACCGGCAAGTACTTTGTTGCCGCCGTCCAGAACGTCACGACCTATACGGAAATGGCGAAGAATGTGACGGAGAATTACGGCACAGAAACCACGGCAGAGGAGACGATCATTGCGACGAACGCCGCCGCGACTTGGACCGCAGCCACCTGCTACGGCCATATTGCATACCTGACGGATTAAGGATGATTTGC